AAAGCACACTGGTCTAATATAGAAGTGTGGGAAGCTATAGAAGAACACCTAGCGTCTCAAAAAAGCATAAGTAAAAAAGAAAAATAAACGTTATATTCTCCTCGAAATAAACCGAGGAGATAACAATGTTTAACTTAACCAACAAAGCAAAAAATCATTTCTTAAACTTCTTTAAACAAGAAGATAAAGATGAATCAATTAAAGAATTTTGCCAATCAGAATATAAAAAAGATTGGTACGCAGCTTACAGATTCTTTAAAGAAGAAGGCCAGTTCCCTAATTTTATTAGAAGAACTCTTTAAGAGTTTGCAACGATTTCAGCTAAGGCTTCGCATCTCACAGGGGTTTGCGAATGCCATCTGGAGTCTTTCATTTGACTAGCAGCTTCCTGCTTATCTCCATTTGATAATGCTTTCCACATCTTCTTAAACTTCGAAACACCTGTTTTCCCTAATTGAAAAACCATTTCAACCATTACATGTTCAATTTGTTGAGGAAGTCTTTTATCTCCTCTGTAGTTTTCTGATATTAATTGTTCTGCTCCTGCACAGGCTCTATTTAAATCTATTAAAAATAAATCTTCTATCTCCTCTGCTGATATAACAACACCTTCTTTAAACCTTTGTCTTTCATGTGGCTGTACCAAATGTCCTATGCCCACAGTGGCCTTGCCTAGAGAATCTAGATAAACAGAGTCCCTATACCCTTCATGGTCACGTACTCTAGCCTTCAATTCGTCAGTAATTTTAATTGTATTCATTATGATCCTATACCCCAATGCTTTTCATGAGGGTCTTTTTCCTTTCTTCTATAAAAGAAACTTGATAATAAATTTCTTATATGTGTTAATATTCTCATTATTCTTTAAGATACAATACCACTATATAGTTTATTTTTCTCTTGTTCAAGGTAATTCAAATATTGATCAGCTAATTCGGGTTTATTTTCAAATTTAACGATACCCTCTGTTAAAGGTTTTATTTCATTTGGTTCAATAGTTGGTCCTACTTTTTCTTGTAATGTTGCTAAATAGTTATCGTAAGATTTTGGATTGTCAGAACGAGGAGCATAGACATCTAAAAATTCATCAGTGCTTTTTCCTTCTCCAACAATATCAGCTACTCTTGATATCCCTGCTTTTATCCCTGTGTCTAAGTTAGCAAATTTTGCAAATCTACCGGGATCGTCTGAGGGGCCATACCCTGGTTCTGCTCCTTCTTGTCCTCTAAACTCTAAGTTAAAAGGATTATCAAAAGGAGTAAAAGATACTTGATCGTCTATTGTTGATCCTGTATCGACTTCCACATCTCCTGTAAAATCACCAGATAAAATTTGTTGAGTAACTTGATTAACTGTTGATTGAATTTGAAGGTCATCAAGTCCTTGAGCTTTTAATCTTTCCTTTAAAGTTCCAATAGTAGCACTATATCCTGGTATCTTTGTGCTATCGGGTAAAGGTTCTTGTGTTGACGGATCATCCACAGTTATAATTCCTGATTTTTGTAAATCTTTTTTAAATTGACCAGACTCTACATAACCAATGTCCATTGCGTCTAGTTGTTCTTTTCCTATATCTCTTACAGGAACTCTTGGGCCCATAGTGCCTCCACCGAATGTGCCAATAGGTTCATTAACAAAACTAGATAGCCCAGCGCCTCCAACTGCGGAAGTATTAACTGCGTCCGCTGCACTCGCTTCTAATGCTCCTAGACCTAGAACATCTCTTTGTGCTTCTAGTGCTAAATTTTTTGCACTATTAACAGCATCAATAGAAGAAATATTAGATGCGAAAGGATATTTATCTGGGTTATCAAATATCTCTTGTTGTACAGGATTTAATTTATCGTAGCCTTGATTGGCTTTATCTAAAAGATAATTACCTACAGATTTTACTGCGTTAAATACTCCCAACTTACCGCTCATAGCTGCATTTGCAAAAGTGCCTAAAGTTTTACCAGCTCTGTAGGTAATGTCTCCGGCTATTTCGCTCATAGTGGGGCCATATTTATTAGCTAATCTTATTTTTTCTTCAGTTAAACTTCTTGGAGCATCAGCAGTTGCTTGAGTTAGCCCTGTTACAGTTCCTGTAACTTCACCCGTAACTGGATCAATAATGTTGACTGGCTTAGTAAATTGTTCTTTAAAAGAGGCTACTCCTTGTGCTTGCAGTAGTCTTCTATCTAGACGATTACTAGAAACATCTTGTCTATTATCAAAAAACTTTTCACGAGTTTGTTGTCTTTCCGCTGCTAGTCTTTTACCAGCCTCTGGTGGTCCTGATGATACTACAGGAGCTCTCTTAGGAGCACTAAAAGATTGTGATTTAAATGATTCTTGTTCGCCTGGTACTGCCATTATCCTAATCTTTCCGCTAATATTTCATCTGTACTCATATCTGTTAATATAGCCTTCTTTGTCAATTGATCAAGGTTTTGTCTACCTGATACTACAGTTCCTACACCTCCCGACGTGGTCACTGGGCCGGTAGTCGTGGGCGGTGCTTGAGGAGTAATCTCCTGTTGTCTAAATCCTTCTGGTATAACAAAAGTAGAATCGAAATCACCATCGTTAACGTCAACACCTATATTGTTTCTATAAACTTTCATGATTTCTTTAAACGCTAAGTTAAATGGATTGACTATATCTCTACCTAGTTCTAGTCTTAACTCTCTAAAGTTTTGATTAAATGCGTCTCTTACACCTTTACCTGGAGTGTATGGTAAATATCTACCACTTATGATGGACGTTCTTTCTCTCTTAGTTACACGACCTAACTCTTTAATTACTTTTGATTTTTTTGCTCCCAAAGACAAAGCATCTTTGTATAGATTGTGCATCTCTTTAAAATTTTGAAATCTTACTCTTTCCGCTTTGATGTATTGATCCACTATTTCAGCAGGAGAAACAAGTCCTCCTTTTAATACGTCACCAACAAATGATGCTCTTGCACTATCATTCTTTTTATTAAAGTCAGTAACAATAAAAGGCATCGCTTTGACAGGGTCAGCTTCTATTGCTCTGAATCCAAAGATACCACCAACCTCATCACTCATATCAAAAACTTGTCCATACTTATCTGGTCTCTTATCTGTTAAGCCAAAAGTTCCTGCTTTAAATAATCTATTTATTTGACTAACTGAACCAGGAGAGAATGTTTCTAAAACATGCATTCCACCTTTATAAATTTTTTCTCCTGTAGAATCTCCCGCTCTAAACACTTGTCTTCCATCTCTTGATCTACCGTTTCTAGCAACAATATCTGCAAAAGCCTCAAAGAAAATAGACTCTGAAATAAAAGGTTTTGATAATTCAAAAAAACTTGTAGCTCCTGCGTCTAATAAATATTTATTTAAAGTTTCTCCAGATGCTTGTCCTTTCGCTGCTTCATTTAAAATTGTATTAACAGGACGAACTAAAGTGTCGTAAGGAAATATGTAACTTAAATCTACGTATTTTACTTTTCCTGTCTCTTCATCTTTACTGATAGGCATTAACAAACCATTGGTTGACCAAGAGGGAACAAAGCTTCGAAGTGCTCTCATTTCATCATCAGTCATGTTAGCTAACGACTTACCAAACTCTATGAGTCCTGCAGGAACAACTGCTGCTGTTGTGGCAACACCAGCTAATCTTCTCATACCTGTTTGTTTAAAACCTTCTACTTGTAGTTCTCTTAAACCTCTTTGAATGGTATTATATCCTGTTCTAATAACTTCAGCGGGGAAAGCTACAAAGGTACCAAGAGGTAATCTTCTTAATGTTTTGATAAACTCTCCTACATATTCGTAGTTAGGTATATTGTGTTTGGTAATCTGAGCAGCCATATTTTCATAGAACGTTTCTAATAGTTTATCTCCTTCCATTTTAACTCCTCCAGTCATATTTAAAAATTTGCCATCAGGACTTATGTCTACCACTCTGTCAAAGATAGGATCGTTTCTTTTTATTTTTCTACCAAGTAATGTGCTGTATGCTTTTAAGTTTTTAGGATCAAAAATATTATCTGCCGTCACTCCTAAAGTCTTAAAATTATTTTTGACAGATATTAGTTCTGCTTCAAAATTAAAATTTTTCCATAAGTTATCTTCTGCCAAATAAGCTCTTCTTGCTTTTTCTGCTAATTTAGAAACGCTAGTTAATGTTTTATTCATACCTTCGTTAAAGTTGCCTGTATAAAAATCTGTTCCTACATCTTTAGCTAATCTATCTGCTTCTCCAGCTACAGGGTTTGTTCCGTTAATTCCTAAACGAGTATTTCTTAACCTTCTTGCTTTATCTACTGCGCTACTACCAGTAACATCTTTAAACGCTGCTTTGAAAAGTCTCGCTGTTTGAGCAGGGTTTTGAAATAAAATATTACCATTCATGGTAGTAAATAAAGCTGCTGATATGACGTTTCTAACGTGAGTAAAAGGAGAGTAAATAGTTTTAGCTTGTTGTGATAAACTCTTTGGTATCAATACCATCCATTTGTATAAATTGTTTAAAGTGTTGTCTGCTAGAGCTTGATCGCCACTATTGATTGCATCCGCCACTGGTTTAAAAGTATACTTACCATCTAATATGCTTGGAACTATATCAGCATTATTAGTTTTAATTTTAACTATGTCATCTGTTAAGTTATCAAGATTTACATTAACATCTTTATATTGTGGTAAATTTTTTATTGCAGTGACGGCATCCTGCATCGAGTCAAAAAATAAATCACTCTTAACTCCTCTACCTTGTCCTCGTATTGGACTAGGTCTTAGAGTATCTTGATAAAGTTTATTGTGAGTTTGAAGTTGAGCCATAATCTGTGCTTGCTTTGAGTTTGTGTTAGCAACGTTATAAAAAGGATCTTCTATTTCTCCTAATAACTCTCTAATTACAGGATTTTTTAAAGTTCTTTCTTTAAATAATCCTTCATCCAATTCTAGTTTTGCTTCCTTTTCTAATAGTTTTTTAAAACCCACCATGCCAATATCAGGCTTGTCAAACAAACTTCTACCTCTAGTGTTTACTATCATCTCAACAGCATCTTTGGCTTTTTGTGGAGCAGTGTTTTCAAAAAAGTCTTTAGCCCTAATATCTATTTCTTTTTCAATGCGAGATTGTAGTTCCATTCCTCTAGCTCTTTCTACTCTAGGATCCACTCTTTGAGGTTGAGCAGCTTGTTCCTCAGCGAATTTAGTTTTTATTTTATTTGTTGCAGAACTTCTAACCTCATCACTATTTTTATAAGCTTGAGTTATGGCGACCCTATATACTCTTTCCGCTTTTTGCATTATTTCCGCTGTGGGTCTAAACTGACCATCGGAGAACAATTTATTCATCAATCCTTTTTCAGTTTTAAATAATTTATATTCTCTGTTCATGTATTTACCTAGTTGACTAGAGAATGTGTCACTTAATTCTTCGAGTGTTGTTCTGATTTCTTTAACTTTGTCTAGTTCTTTTTGAGGTAGACTAGCTTCATCAATAACATCTTTAGCTTCTCTAATTAAAGGCTTTAAAAAAGACTCATCAAGCCTTAACGAATTTAAATCTATTTGATATCTGCTCTCATATAATAAATTTTCTAATTGTGTTATATCGTCGTCAGACGCTTTTAAAGTATTCTTCATGTAGTCGTGAAGTCTTGCTCTTTTTTGATAAGCAGGATTATTTACTTCAAACTCTTTACCTCTCGCATTGACTTTTGTTTTTACTCTTGGAATTGAGTAAGAAGTATTTGCTGCAGG